CTTCGAGAACATCTGAAAGAAACAGGGGAGTACCCTATGCTTCACACCCCCATTCCCATCACTGCGTATCACAGGATGTGGGATGGTTCCCTTGGTTTCAACGTAAACAAAGGTTTTGAGTTGGGTGTGTGCCTTGATGGAGAGGTGAATGAAATTTTCCACATCCTGTTACACGAGCTGGCCCACTGCACTGTTCCAGAGTACGACCACAGTGAGGAATACTGGAACAATTACATGAAACTCAGAGACATTGCTATTAATATTGGTATTTATGAAAAGATTCCTGAAAAGACAAAGTTTTGTGGTAAAGATGTTCAGGACAAGTAAAATATTTTATGTGTCTAGTAATATATGTCAAAGACGCCCGTGAATGATGTCATGTTAGCCATTGGCTATTGGACGGCTGTGCACCTGCTTACGGTTGCCCCCGTTCTCGTTGAAAAGTATGAGTACCGCCTGTTGCTTCTGACCCTCATCGTGCCGAATGCGCTTCGTATGATTGTCAACCGCGTGCCTCGTCTCGCCGTGGACAGAAGCTTCTTCTTCTCTGCGACGGCTATTGGGGCCATTCTCACCTACTTGTTGCATCAATATTTCAAAGATTCCAAGGAGGAAATGGACGACTACGGAAAGGACACCAATAAAACACTGAGAGTGAGCATTTTAGTGGCGACGACTTTCGCCGCGGGTGCGCTCTTGACCTACTACGTTGGTCTCGACCGCTCCATCTATAGTAATCTGTGGGAAGCTACGGATTAATCACATAGTTTTTGCCGAAATAAAAGACAACGGCAGCGACGGCACCAGTAGCCGCCAAACCCACAGCACTTCTGCTCCCTTGTTCGTTAAGGAACTTAGGAACAGAGGTTACCAAACGGTCCTGAACAGGCTTGCTCACCGCCAGGGCAGCACACGCCGCCACGAACAGGGCGGTCATTTGTTCATCCGTCAAGTTGAGCGGGTTCTTCGATTCCGCCTTTTGTTGTTCTTGCACCACCGGTTGCGCAAAGCCAGTCGGTCCACCAGCTTGCGGGGCGACCATTTGCGGCATGACACCTTGCATCCTGGGGTCGGCGGAGGGGGGCATCATCGGTTGTTGTTGCGCTTCGGGTTCCATGAGGTCAGCGATAGAAGTCGAGTCCATCTCTGGTGTTTGTTGTTGTTTACTTACATTTTTTTCAGGTGTGACGAACGCTACGGACGGTTGTTCTTGTTTCAAGCTCACCATGCCTTCTCCAGAATCTGAGAGATTGTATGTCGTAATCACTGGGTCACCGGACATATTCTAAAATAGTGACTCATTTCTTTTTGACCACAGTGAGCGCAGTCTTCTTATTCATTTTTTTCGGGTCGCCCTGACGTTGTTCCATGTGCTTAGGGTTGTACATTTTCTTGTGCACGGCCCATAGTTCAGGGGCACCAACTCTAAAATTCTTCCTGATGTTTGCCTTGTACCAAAAGACACAATCTTGGATTCGATTGGATTTAACTGTGTTATCTAGGACTAAACACTCATAGTTTTCTGTACATGCATCCATCACCTTATTAAACATATCAAAAGATGGAAAGATACCAAAAAATGACTTATAGAGCTTTTCTCGGTTTTGTATGATGTTTTCTCGTAAAATAAATACATAGTCTACATTTGCTCTGAGTGCAGGTGGAAGGTCCATACAATACTGCATCGTGAGCATAAAGAAAATCTTCCAGTGTCGACCATTCATAAAACATTGTCGAATACATGTATCTTTTAAAAACTTATTGTCATACATACAATCATCCAACAACAGGAAACATCCACAATTTGTTTTCCCAGCACTGACGAGTTTCCTTTGACGTTCAATGGCCCGTTCGATGGCTTCTTTATCGTAGTCTCCATAGATAAACAGGTCTGGAACGTGTTTACTGTAGTAATGGTTCCCTTCCTCTGTTCCTGATAGGACAAGTCCGGCTGGAATATGTTTTTTATAATACAGAATATCTGCAACTAGTGTTGATTTACCCGTACCTCTTTTTCCGATGAATACACAGACTTTATCATCCCCCATCGTCTCGGGTTTGAACTTCTTCAACTGAAGATTCATATCTACTAGAACGCACATTTTTTGTTTATTAAAATTTTACTCACTTATATCAGAGATGTCGTTGAAATTAGCGGCGACGGGGGTGGCTGATACATGGTGCACAGGACAGCCCACCTTTAGTCACTTCCTGATGAATTTCAAAAGACACACCAAGTTTGCTCAAGAACGGGTGGAAACCCCTTTCGATGGCACATTTGATTTTGGACAAGAGGTGTCCTGTAGAATTCCACATAATAAAGGGGACCTCATTCGAACGTTGACGTTGAAGATTACTTTGTCTGACCCACAACCCGATGAAAGTGAAAGCATCAACGACGTGTACTGGCCACCGTCTGTGTGTTCTCACCTGATAGAGTGGGCCGACCTCATCATCGGTGGACAAGTGGTACAGCGCATCACCGGTGAATACATCTATATGCGTCAGCAGCTCTCAAACAATGATGACGACGTCGCACAGACGGCGTATTTCCTTACCGGACACGGGGACTTTTTACGATACAGTGGGGACAATACGTATTTCGTCGACCTCCCCTTTTACAACTACAGACATCCGGAGTTGGCCATTCCAGTGTGTTGCCTGACGAAACAGTTGGTGGAAGTTCGGTTAAAGCTTCGCCCTTTGTCGGAGATGATTTTTCTCGGTGCCCCGGCGGGGGTGTCGGCATCTATTCGTAACATTTCATTGGACACTGATTTTGTGTTCATCACCCAAGATGAGGTGAATTTTTTACGAACTCGTCCAGTGGAATACGTCATCACACAGTTGCAGTTGTCACAGTTTGTGATGAAGGATGGATTTAATACAAAATCTGTCATGTTACAATTTAAACATCCCGTGAAACAAATGTATGTGGTGTCACAAAATGAATATTCAAAAACTCAAAACATTCCCACAGATTTCAATACAATAAAAAATCTTCGACTTCGATTTAATGAAAAAGAAGTGTTCAATCAAAATAATAAATTTTTGACATTTGAACAATCTTTAAAACATCACGTCAACTCCCCAGTGATTTCCAAAGGGGCTTTTTATTTCAACAGAGATACGAATCAATTGTTACCCTATACAATCAAATCAGATTTTGCCATGTATTCATGGTCTTTACACCCAGAGAGATATTATCCCACAGGTCAGGTGAACATGTCACGCATCATTCATAAAATGTTGGACATTGAAATAATACCATTGTATTCAGGATATGATAATAACGTTCGCGTGTACGTGGAAAATTATAACGTCCTTCGATTTGAACATGGGTTAGCTGGTTTAAGATATTAATCTACCAGTATTATAGGAATGGCTGGACGTATTCAATTGGCCACCACCGGGCCTCAGGACCAGTTTTTCACCTTGAATCCAGAGTACACCCTCTTCAAGGAGAATTTTAGAAAACATTCAAATTACAGTGTTGAATTTGTAAACATCGAACCTGGTGGGGTTGTAGATTTTGGCAAGAAGGTCCGATACAGTATTCCCGCAAATGCAGGGGATTTATTAAAAACAGTGAGTCTCCAGTTTACACTTCCGGGTATCAATCAATTGTCATCAAACGTGGGATACATAGATTCCGTGGGACACGCCGTGATTGAACACGTCGACCTCATCATCGGTGACCAGTTGGTACAACGAGTGACGTCGGATTGGTTGCAAGTGTACAGTGAACATTATTTCACACAAACGAAACAAAATGCATTGTATCAACTCACTGGAAAATACCCATATCGCACAGCTGGAACAAAAGCGTCGGATAAAACAATCATAGGTCACTTGGGGACATCCACCGCAGATGTGGATTTTTACGTGGACATTCCATTCTATAATTACAGAGAACCAGAGTTGGCCATACCTTTGTGTGCCATTTGTGATTTACAAGAGGTTGAGATTGAGATTACATTCAGAAAGTATGAAGATTTGGTCGTGGATACATATGATGGTACTTTACCCACATTGGCACAACCCATTGTATTTAAGAATATAAACCTCCAGTGTGAAATGGTATTTTTAGATGAGGTTGAAAAAATAAAATTCAAAAAAACTCCAGTGGACTATCTCATCACACAAAATCAACAACAAAATTTTGTAGTTCCAGTGAATCAAAATACCGCGAAATTCAACTTGAGTTTTACAAACCCAGTGAAAGAATTATACTTTGTCATTCAATCAAAAGGTGCACGAGT